TTGGTGACAACTGCGCCATCAACAATAGCATACTTCAAAGCCGGGTAGATCGTAATCGACGTGGCCGAAGATGCCGTGACAAGATGCGGAATCATGTCACCAGCAATCGTCACCCAACTACCAACAATAAGCGCCGTGTCGGAATCAACAGTAAGAACTGTCGAACCAGCAGCAACATTACCATTATTAATTGTACGTGTAGTAACAGTACAATTCGCAACCTCAAGACTTGGAACTTGCTGACATGTGAAAGTATTGAAGCCAAACTTACGACCGAGCGAACCTTCACGCAGAGCCGTTCCTGAGTCGCCAACCTTATCAGCTTCAGTGAAAGCATCAACATTCAGCAAATCACCTTCAGTATCAGGACTAAGAATCAAATTACGACCAGACATCGGAACTTTATTATTAGTCATCACTTCTTTTGCGGCAATCAATGTAGTTTTGGTAGGATCCGTCTGAAGTTTACCAGCATTGTAGGCCAAGAACTGGTAGCATTGAGTCAGAACCATCTGATCCAAGAATGTTGCAATAGATTCCACCGCAGGAATCAACTGCTCATCACGGATTTTAACGAAACCCATAGTTTCGTCACCATCGCGAATCAAGAATGACGTGTGTAGCCACTGATTCAAAACGACAGGTACAGACGTAACAGACGCAGCTTGAACAGTAATATCCTCATTACCACCCTTACGTTTCGCCGTAAAGGTTCCAGGCCGACGGCAATTGACTGTATCACCGAAACGCTGAATGTCTTTGCTGTAATCTGTGTAAACCAAACGAGTAGCAACCATATTATTATGCAGAGCTAACAAAGCTTCTTTAGCCCACAGTTCAGGTACATAAATATTCCGACCATTAGAGTCATCAAAAGAATTATCGGGGTAAGAAACTAGAATAAGTTCTTGTGGTTTCGAGGGAATCAAACGCATTATCGTTGCTCTCCTTCAATAGAGATTTTGCCTGTATTACGAGCAGTAATGTATGCCTCACCAGACATGGTCTTTGCAATGTCAGCAAGGGATTGGTTTCCACCAGATGCTCTATTAAAGCTTCCTTGACCACCCGTGCCACTTGGCTCGAAAAGATGTTCATGTTCTGGCATATCAAACATCTGCTTAACTGCTTCAGCAACAGTAAGTTTTAATACTGTTGGCTTATTTTCCTTGTCACGTGTTCTGAAATTTACTTTAGTAACAAATTCACCTGTGTGCTTTTCTCCATCCATGACTTCTTCAAGTTCAGTATGATCTTTAAGTAGGGCTATTGCGTGTTCAGGAGTCCTGAACTTATAAGGTGGTTTAGACACTGCATCAAGAATATCACGCTCAATTGTCTTGTGCGTGAAATTATTTCTCCAAGAATCACGCTCAGCAACAAGTGTATCAACAGCTTTTTTATGTTCCTTCAAAAGATTCTCACGCTCTTGACGAGCTAATTCTTCTTTAGTAACTACTTCTGTTTGAAGTGCTTCAAGACGTTTGTCTAAATCTGCCCGTTGTTCAACAGTCAAATCAGACTTGGCTTTCAAAGCTTTTGCTTCTGTGATTGCAGCATCAAGCTTCTGTCTACCATCTTCTTGAATTTTCTTTATTGCAGCGGCTTGTTCTTTTGTATATTTGAGTCCTTCAATCTCAACAAGCTCATCAGCAACGACTTCAAACACTGGTTTCCAAGGATTCGAAAATCTTAATCTAAGGCGCATTGTGTTGTTTCCTTTAAGAACTACGACTTAATGTAAAAGTCCGACTATCCCTTAAATACGGCAGGATATATCGCCAAGCTATTGAAGATGGCACACCTGCTGAAATATTATTGGGTAGTTGCTCTCGATTAAATGTAGCTCTTATGTTTCCATAGCCTTGGGATGTCATCCATAGATTTTGGAAATCTAATTCAGGATCACATCCTTCGAGCAAAGCCAAAGCAATCTCTGAACAAGCATATTTTATATCTGTAGGGATTGTAGTATCATCACCACGGGGGAACTGTAATACCTGATCCTCAACATTCTTGTCATCAGCCCAATTGAGACGTTCAAGGATTCTTGTTGCTGTAACAATAGCCCTTTCACGTATATTAGTATTAGCATCAATCCATTCAGTGGGCATAGGTAAACGTCCAGAGAAATAAGTATCAGCATCATCGATTGTAACATATGCGTTGGTTCCCTCAACCAAGATAGTTTCAGCAGTTGTACCATTAACAATATAATGATGATTATAAGCTACAGAATCATAAACAACTTCTATCCAGTATTCATATTGTAAATCAGTTTCAGAATCGGTGATAACATAGGTATATACACCAGTAGCAATTTTAGTCATTACTGTATCCGAAGAAACTAAAATTGCTAGAGTATCAGCGTCTCTAACACCGTAACTACTATCAGGTGAAGCAAGAACCACAGATTCTGCATCTGTTAGAATCCCATTTTTATAGGAATAAAAGGTTAATGTTGTTGTGCTCATTTCTTCACCTTCTTCTCAGCTTTATCACTTATATCGGGATCTTGTGTTACAGTTTTCTCTTCATCAGCGCCACCGTTATCAGCGCTTAGGTCATCCACACCCCGACCTTCTGGATTCCGTAGAATCGATGATTGTGCTTGAGCTATACGCTGTGCACGTTCAGCATGATCTTGCTTAGCTTTCTCAACTTCTCCCTTAGGATACCCACGAAGTTGGGAAGCTAATTCTGTACCAACAAATCCAGCTTCATGATCAGCTACAAGAATCTCTGGATCTGTTACAACGACATCAGCAGTATCAATCTCTTTCTCTATCTTCATCAAGGTATCTTGAGTAACTTTATGCCCTAATGTGATACGAGCGATCTCTTTAGAGATTTCCTTTTTGAATGATGTAGAGTTTACTGTATCACGCAGTTCACGTAAATCTTTAGCTTCTAAACGACGCTCTTCGTCAGTCCGCAAAGTGAAATTCTTAGGGTACAAGACTATGGAAGCATCAGAGGATCCTTCATAAGCATTCCAGAATCCCATGATAGCAGTTTCGATACGTTGTAATTCTGAACCAATAGCAGATAAGCCAGATTCTAGTTTATTTTTAGAGTCCACACTTGTATCAAGTCTCTCAATCGTGAGATTCAAGAGTTCATGAATCTCATCTTTAAGAGTTTCTTGTTTCTTCATACTAGCAAACAAGGGTTCTGGAGAAGGATGAATATACTGAGGTCTATCTAGGCCAGCAGCATAAGCTCTACCGTGTATGGCACCTGTTTGTAGATCATTATCTTTTGATACACCTGCTACGGTTGCTTCGCCTGTTACTGGACGACGTACATTGAGTTGATCTGAACCAGGATGCTGTTGTTCAGTATAGAAAGGATAATTACTCTTGAAAGCATAATTAATATCAGATGAAGCTAGATTTGTACCGGCTATTTGGTGATCAGCAATATCTGTAAGTAATGATTCGTCAATCATACCAATAACCAAGGGTATTCTTGGAATATTTAGTGTCATTGAACCGAGTAATTCACCATTTTCATCATGCTTCTTAACTACGACTGTACCCTGATTCAAGGTATAGTGGAAGAATACCTGAACTGTATCCTTAGCCAAGCCAGTTTCTTCATCAATAACATAATCTGTATTACGAACAAGCACAGAAGTTAAGACATTACCAACATGGGACCATGATCTTATATCCTCAGCCTTATAAATATAGATATAAGGTGTATTTCCAGCCACATCGGCCTTAGTTTTTGCCTCATCTTGGGGCAATTTATCAACAAAAACACCAACTTTACCTAAAAATAGCAATTCTGGTAAGATTTTACTAGCAACGAAGCTAGTAATAGTAGCTCCTTGCTTATCTACACCACCAATCAAGCCTTGAGCAGCTTGTTGAAAAGATTGTGCTCCACCAGAACGCACAACATCACCTAAACGCTGAACAATAGCATTACGAATCTTCATTACTGCGGCTTTTGAATGCGCGAAAGGATATGAAATAGCCTTACGTTCCGTGAAATCTAAAGCAGTTTCTTTAACGCTGAACTTCTTTAGATAAGATTCCACGAAATCATGACCACTTTCCAGGATATCCCGATATTTCTTCCACTTAGTGAGCATGGTGGAATAGGAAGGATGTGTGATGTTTTCTATCATTTAATAGCTCCTAGCCAAGTAGAACACGGATGTCAATATTCTTGATGCGACAAACGGCCAGTGGTAATGCAATCTCTGAATAATTTCGCGCATGTGCAAAATGGTCATCATCACTACTCACATATATACCACGTGGATTCCCATCTTTATCCTTTTTATAAATACGCGCAGGAACCTTAACCTGTTCCTTGTATTCTAAATCGGTATCAATAGGGATGGAAATCTTTTTAGAACGGAATCTACCTAAAGAAGTATCAAGCCATATTGTTCTGTTAACCAGGATAACGTCTTCATCGCCTTCGCGTGGCACAAGTTGACGTGTAGAGATTTTATGAAAGTAATCACAAAGCTTAACAAGAGGCTTGAAACGTTGAGCAAATTCCATAGCTTTACGTGTTTCGGGCTCAGCATCAACGACAGCTGATTTTACAGCGAAATCACGCATTAGAATATCAAGGGATTCGAAATCTTTAACCTTACCCTGCCAAAGTAACTCTGCATCTGCTGAGAGTCCTGTATCAAAACTAGCAGGGACTTCATGATCAAAGAACCAGCGGTCAATTTCTACATGTAGCCACTTACCTACGTCAACACCCATCGTGACTAAGTAGTTAGGGTCACAAGACATATACTTTTTATAGTTCTTGGTGCAGGCTTCCAATTCAGCATCAGTAACATTAGCACCTTTGATTGTGTGTGGGAGTCCGAGTTTGGAATTCCAAAGTTGCTGTTCCTCGACAGGATCCGAGATAGACTTGATAGCTGTCTCAGCAATCTTCCAAGGTGCTACTGTCGAAGAATAGAGTTGATTTATATAGAATCCTCTTATAATACGATTAGAGAATGAGGATATCCATCTGCCCTTTGGTAAAAAGGAAGTCTTGTCCTTGTGTTCGAGTTTGTGTTTACACTCTGGACAGATGATATAAGAATCCAGTAATTTTGGATCCGTATCCGTATCAGCGGTAATAACCAAACAATCGGGATAGCTGAGTTCCACATGACGGCTACAGTGGGGACAAGGGAAGACCCAATGATCTTGGGTACTGCGTTGGAAATATTTATTGATACCAAAGTTTGTTGCAGTAGGCGTAGAAAGGAAAAAGGCTTGATAGAACTGTTGTCCCGACATACGCTCTACAGCTAGAGGTATGTTTTCTTGATGCATCTCGTCTACTTCATCAAAAATCATTAAAGAGACAGGATCAGAAACGAGCTTATTCCTGGAAACGGAGCCACGGATAAAAAGATTTGCTGTACCCGCGCGCTTATGGGTCACGTTTTTGACATCAGAGAATATCGCTGCTAAGTGCTTGGATAGCTCTAAAGCTGGATCGAAACGTGATGCAGAAAATTTCTGAGCATTCTCTTCTGTAGGGAGGACGTAAATTGCGGACTCTTTACGAATATCTACATGAAAGAAAACTTTATTCATAGCCGTCTCAGTATAAGCCATCTGAGCTGACTTCTGTCCAACAGCCATTTCTTCTGTGAAATCATGCATATCTTTGGACCAAGGATGCCGTAAGAATTCCCATTTACCTGGAAATGGAGCACCCATGATTCTATACATACATGCCCATTTGGATGGACATGTAATAGTAAGTCTTCTGAGACCAGAAGTGATGCGTGTCACACAGTGCTTTTGGAGATCAGTCATCGTTGCCATGATTATTTTCCAAAATATTCGTGATTGCTTCCGCTATAGCTGCTAAAGATTCCTCGTCTTTGATATGCGTAGAAATTATAGCTAGTATTGACTCAGCAAAAGAAGTTATTTGCTGCAAGTCCCACAGTTGACCAAGATTGTGTTCTAATTTATTGCAGCTTGTAACAAGTGTATTGACCTTCAAAACTAAGTCTGATATCGCGGATGATTGTATCATCAGGTCAACATTAGTGGTACACTCATTCAAACGTTCTTCAAGTAGTACTCTTAGAATCCCAACCTCATCCCGTAGGTCTTTAACAAAATTTGAATTAGCATGGCGCGCTACACTATCCCGCCATTTAGTTAGACGATAATTTCGTAGGGCCGCGGCATTTGCTTTATTCACCCCATGAGCACCACCATGCGCCATACAGAATTGACTTTCGGGTGCACGAAAGTTAAAACACTGTTGTCCTGTAGTAGGGACTATGGCTTGGCATCGTTCAGGGTGCTCAGGATATGGCACACGTCCTTTGTCAAGTGTTCCTTTTTCCATGATTCTGAAATCCTGTCATATAAGAGTAAAAGTTCTATCTATACTATACGCCAAAAATTTAATTTTGTTTGGGTTTATTTTCTGTACAAAAAATCGAAATCAAAAATTTTCAAAAATTTTGAAATACCACAAGAATCCTGGATAGGATTCTTGTGGTAGGATTCTTGTGGTAGGAGAAAAAAGCGCCTATGGTAAAAGCGCCTATGGTAAAAGCGCCTATGGTAAAAGCGCCTATGGTAAAAGCGCCTATGGTAAAAGCGCCTATGGTAAAAGCGCCTATGGTAAAAGCGCAAGATTCCTGTGGTAATAACCAGAAAAAAATAAAAAAGCGACTTGTTCCAGAGAAAAAAATAAAAAAGCGCCGGGTGGAAGGGGAAGCGGAAATTTTCACACTATTCATACCAGAAGTCAAGAAATAACCCACCCTATCCTCGCGCCTTGGCATGGTTTATGCTATTCGCGCGCAAGCGCAAACGCAAGCGCAAACGCAAGCGCAAACGCTAGAATACACTTAGAATGCCATACAATCGACGCCGGTACATGGCATAATGGTTTGATACTACCAAACAGAATAATCGTTTATAGGGCATTCTAGACACCCATTGACAAATATCTGACACTTTGACAAATATCTGACACTTTGACAAATATCTGACACCTACTAGCAAGAATTATGCCAAAGTCCTAAGTCCTTGATACATAAGAACTTACAATAAGATTTCAAAATCGGCACGAATCTTGCTATTCTTTTTCCGGCATTTGAAACAAAGGCGACTAACTGGAGAAGATCATGCGGTACTTACGCAAACTTTGGTATCAATTTCTCTGGTATTGGAATCACGAGTCACTTGATACCTCAGATGTAGACGTCCGTATGCTTCTCTAAGGAGACACATCATGAAGTGGGTACGCTATCGTACCCACACAACTAGAAACTGCTATGGACATAGGCTTCCACACCGTAAAATTGTAACAGAAGCCTACGCGGAAAGTGTAGTCTCCGCAAATAGTCCAGAACACATTTCTAGATGTGTGAGGAAAGCATTATGGAAACAGGCGCATAACGCCAAGTAACCTTAATGTAGCATGAAACCAGTATGCTACAATACATAGAAATACGTCAAGCTGTAAACTGGTAGGCGACGTAGAGGCAAGCGCGAAAGCGTAGTGTTCGCCAAGGCTACTTCTTCGGAAGCAAGGGCGACACCAAGGTGGTGAAGCGTCGTTGGGGTTCACGAAACTGGAGTGCTTGCCTACGGCACGATGACATGCTACTGTGCCCGGAAAGGACGGTTAGCATGGCAATCTACTTGTTCTCTCAAGAAGGAAATCTACTCACAGAGATGCAGTGCATCTGTGGATCTAAGGAATTTGCGCTTCCAGCAAGAATCCTTGTATCTAAGGGAAAACTCACACAAGTGTCTGGAATCCCATTGGACACCACATGCCATTGTCAGCGTTGTGGGGTTCTTAACACTGTAGAATTCTTCCTGCAATAACCTTTAACGGGGCACAGTAGCATGTCATCGTGCTAATGGTTCACAGCCATGTTTCAAGGGTTGGCCTTGGGTGTAGGAAATTCCAATGTCCAATCTTTTGAAGCATGTTTCCGCTGAATCTGTACACTGGTTCCAGGAAGAGCAGCAAGACGAACGTCTTGGTTCGTTTGGTGACCCAATAGCGGATTTCACAGAATCTTTTTCTGTGGAAGGCTGGCGGATTGCCGAAGGCTGTGTTGACGGCTATGCTGTGAAGAACGGCGATGCCGAACGCGCGATTGCCGAACGCAAGGCCCTTGTGGCCTTGTGGGAAAAGGATCAACGCGATTTCGTGTTGTTCCGCATCGGCGAAGACAAAGCCAATAGCAGTTTCCGTGCTCTTGCTGCATTTGCCAAGGCACAGTGGACGGATTCCAAGGGAAAATGGATTGCCCCGACACACATAGGTGTCACGGGCAATCGGCGTGGTTACGCTGTCATGGCGTCACTGTTGGCCTATCAACAGCGGAACCAAACCAAGAAGAACTTCACCATACCTATGTTGGTGAAGGATTACCCTTCGGAACAGGCCAAGTTTGATGACCGGATCCGTGAAAATGCTCGTGTTGGCCAAAAAGGTTACAGTATCATCGGCCAACTGAGCATTGCTGTCAAGGCCGTGAAATACGGCTACAGCGAATCGGAACTGGAAGTCAAGCTCAACGTCAAGCGTGGAGCTGCTCAAAAACTCCACACGTGGGCTTTGATCATCAACAAGTACCCTGAGCTGGATCTGCTCAAGCGTGCATTGTTGGACAAGCCCAAAGACGACAAAGGCGCTGTCATCACGACACCGCCGTGGCCATATGCCCCGAAGGGATGGTATCCTTTCTCTAGTGTCAACGCCGCTGCG